CTCAGCAGTGGTTGGCATCCCGACGTAGTTGAAAACATGCACGTCCAGTTTGGGGATGAAGGATTCAAAGTAAACATCCATGAGGACTATGCCGAAAAAGCATGGATTCATGAATATGGAAATGAAACTAGTCGTCCTACAGCACTTCTTAGAAAATATGCTAACGATGATTCTGACGCAAAGAACATGTTCATGAGCAACGTTATTCACCATGGAAAGGAACGTCGATGACATTTCTACTTTCAGAGGACGAAGCTCTAAGAAAAAAGCTACAAGGTATTGTGGTCACTGACCAAAAGGCTGAGGGTGAAGCAATACCTAGAGTTGTAGGAGTATGGTTTGGGCAACCTGACCAGGAACTACGTAATCAGGCATACCCGTACATCACAATTGATATGATTGATATTGCTCGTGACACACAGCGAGAAATGCGCGGCAAGACTTCAGCGGATTACCTTGTTCCAGACGCTATTACTATTGGTGCTAACCAGGGATTTGATACTGACCTTCCAATTCCAGTAAGCATTGATTATCAAATCACTACTTATTCGCGACACCCTCGTCACGACCGAGCTTTGATTTCGCAGTTGATTTACAGTCGACTACCCCTAAGATTTGGCTATCTAGAAGTAACGGAAAAGAGTACAACGGTGGGTAGTGAAACTACTAACCTAAATACTTTTAGACGTCTAGAAGTCATGGACATCTCCAAAAGAGATGTTACTGAATCAGGCAAACGCCTATTCATGAATGCTGTAACTGTGCGTGTCTCAAGTGAGATGCCGCAGGACACTTATCGGAAAACTTTCGAAGTACTTACTGTCAACATCACTCCTCCTGCGCCTGTGCGTGGGGGATATGCTGGCACTAGTTCGACTATTACATCTTAATTATTCGGAACCCCTTGATTAATAACTACTATAAAGGAGTCTAAATGGCTAGCTATAACCACCCAGGAGTTTATGTAAATGAACTCGCACTGGCAGCTACACCTGTTGACGTAACTGGTTCGGCTAACGCCGCTGGTGCTATTGTTGCTCAGTTTGAGCAAGGCCCAAGCGTTGTTACCCGTGTTGCGTCTTGGTATGAGTTCCAGACAAAATTTGGTACTTTCAATGCAAAGTACCCAGCAACATACAGCGTATGGCACTTCTTCCAGAATGGCGGAGACACACTTTACGTGCGTCGCGTTCTTTCTCCAGATGCTGTCAACGCAACAGTCGACCTATACGACACAGCAGGAACCCCTGTTAAAGTCGCTACATTCACAGCAAAGTATAAAGGTGATGACGGTAACCGCCTTCGCGTTCTGGTAGATAACAGAACTACTACAGACGGATTTGACTACTACGATATTACTGTTAGCTATGACTCTGGTGCAGTTAACACCACTAATGCTGACGTGTCTACTGGTAGCGGAGCAACTTTGCAAGTTACTTCTGATACGGCTGATGACGTTATCTTAGAGAAGTTTACTGGAGTATCTTTTGACCAGGTCGACTCTAGTGACTACTATGTAAGCGTACTTACCTATGGCTCAAACTATATCACAGGTACTTTTGTTGCTGCACCTACTGCTGCAACAGCGTTAAGTTCCTATGTACTTCCTCTATCAGGAACTGCTAAGACCACTACAACAATTACATCATCATCTGGTACAGGTACAGAGATTACTCACCTAACTGCTAGCACAGCAAACATTGCTATTGGTAACACAGTGGTAATTGCTGGTTCAAGCACCGCTGGTTATAACGGTACTTTTGTTGTAACAGGACTCACTGCTAACACAAGCTTCAAGGTTGCAGGAACAACTACCGCAGCAGGAACTGGTGGAACTGCAAAGATTACTTTTGGTAAGGCTGAGTACACTGGTGACACAGGAAGCCTAGGAACACTGGCAAGCTACACAATCCTTAAAGAGTTTGATGTGATTGACCAGCCTCTAGTTATGTGGATTCCAGATGTAATTTCTAAGCTAAACAACAGTGCGCTTTCTAATGGTGTACTAAATGCTGCAATTACTTGGGCTGAAAGCGGTAACGGATACGTTGTATTGGATACTGCTCCTGACCTAGCTCCTGCATCAGCAGTAAGCGCGGCAGCTAGCTACACAGTATCTTCACGTGCGGCAGTTTACTACCCACACGTTTTCATCAAGGATGTAAACGGAAACAGCGGTGCTGCTCTTCGCAAGATTGGCCCAGCAGGTGCAATGGCAGGTTTGTTCCTGGCTACTGACCGTGCTAATGGTCCTTGGAAGACCCCAGCTGGTTTGGGTACTAAGGTTCAGGGTGCACTAGCACTTGAGCGCTCCTTTACCAGTGCAGAACTAGACGTACTACACGTCGGAGGTTCAAGCACAACAAAGACCCCAGTAAACGCAATTCGCCAGCTTCCAGGAGCAGGTATCGTTGTTATGGGTGGACGTACTCTAAAGCAGGACAGCACAGCTAACCGCTATGTTGCAATGCGCCGTTCACTAATTTACATCAAGAAGAGCCTTTCGGACCTTGCACAGTTTGCACTGTTTGAGAGCAACACCGAAGAGTTGTGGGCACGCCTTACAACTACACTAGGTAACTTCCTAAACACCTACCGTAACCAGGGCGGTCTTCGCGGAACTACTCCAGATGAAGCCTACTACGTTAAGTGTGATGCAGAAAACAACAGCAACGCGTCTATTGCTCAGGGATACGTAAACATCGAAATTGGTGTTTCTCTTGAGTACCCTGCCGAATATGTAGTAATTAACCTCAGTCAGCTGACTGGCCAGTAATCCAAAGGAGAAAAATAAATGGCTGGACCAACAATTATCAACAACCGTTCTCAGCTTGAGACGGACCCGATTAGAAACTTTAGGTTTCTAGTTACATTCAAGCCGCTAAACACAGGTGATGCATCCTGGCTAAACAACGCTCCTAAAAAGGTTGTTGTTGGCTTTACATCAGTTTCTGGTATGGCGGTCACTACTGACAGCATACCTTACCGTGAAGGTGGCTACAACACCACCGTTCACCAGATTCCTGGTCAGACTACCTTTGCCCCTCTATCGCTTCAGCGTGGTGTGGTTCTAGGTACTCGTCAGCACTGGGATTGGATGCGTCAGTTGTTCTCAACTGTTCAGGGTGGTTCAGGACGTGGCACAGCTGCGACCAACTTCCGTTGCGACATTGAGATTGCTGTACTATCGCACCCAATCGCTGGTTCGGGTGGTGGCACAGAACTAACTGGTGCTAACTACACTGACCACGTATCAATGAGATTCCAGGTATACAACGCATGGCCTACCAGCGTTGCTTACTCTGACCTCAACGCAGGTGACAACGCTATCTTCGTAGAGCAGATGACTCTGGTCCACGAAGGCTTCGACGTCAACTGGGCTACTGACCTGACCCCAGGTGGAAGCGCTCCAGCATTTAAGTAATCTCTAATCTAAAAAGGAAAACAAATCGTGAATGAAAAAAATCTAGCAGCCTCAAGTAACCCTACTATGGCAAATGACCTTCTTGCGAAGGCCATTGCAGAACCCGTTGCAAAACTCGTTAAAGAAGCAGAAATTACAGAACCTTCTTCGGATACCTTGGTGCTCCTTCCTGGCGGACATATAAACTCCGCTGGGGAGGTCATCAAGACCGCAGAAGTTCGTGAACTAAACGGAAAAGACGAAGAACTAGTTAATAAAAGCCCTAATTTAACTAAGGCATTTAACGTAGTACTAGAACGTGCCGTCGTATCAATAGGTGAGGAAAAGGTAACCCCAGAGCTCTTGGATAAGATGCTGGTTGGTGACCGTGATGCTCTCCTACTAGGTATTTATAAAGCAACTTTTGGTCCTACAGCCGAACTAGCGGTTTACTGCAGCGGCTGTTCAGACATTAAAGATGTAGAAGTAAATATTGACCGTGACATTGAAGTTCGTAAATTGAGTAATCCAATTACTGACCGTGAGTTTACTGTTCAGGGTAAGAAAAACACTTACTTGGTAACTCTTCCAACAGGTAGTACTCAGAAAGAACTTGTAAATAACTCGGAAAAAACTATGGCTGAGTTGAACACTATTCTTTTGGAGCAAACAGTTCTAGAAATTAATGACCAACCAGTTATCAGTAAACTACAGATTCAAAACATGGGTATTGCTGACCGTCGCAAGATTGGTGATGAATTAGCAACCCGTACATCAGGTCCACAGTTTAACAATGTAACCATTACCTGCCCTGACTGCGAAGGAAAGGTAGTG